TACTAACATCGGTAGACGAGATACTTTCTAGAGGTAATTTACTTATTCGTCCTGAAGTCGAAGCATTGATAGATTTATATCAATCACAGATGGAAGAGATACAGGATAAGTATTTGTATTTTAGAAGTTCGTTGAATCCTGATTTTTTGTACAAAGACTTGATTACTTATGCTGAAAGTCGTGGGAAAGTAGTAAAGAGTCCTGAAGGTTTGATAGTTGATTATGTGCCTAACAATCCAGGCTTAATTACTCTAGTAGTAATAGACCATATTGGTCTTATAGGCTATAATAACTACAAAGACCTCAAGGAAGCTATCGACAAAGCATCAAGAACTTTAGTGTTCTTCAGAAACATGTTTAACTTCAGCCCTGTAGTAATCTCGCAAATTAACCGTAGCTCTGAGCAAATGGATCGTAGAGAAAATGACAGTTGGATGCCTATGTTGAGTGATATCAAAAACACTGGTAACGTAGCAGAAGACTGCAACACAGCTATTGGCATTGCTAGTCCGTTTTATTACGGCGTAGACAAGTGTTTGGGTTACGACATCACCAAGTACAAAAACCGTTACAGGCTTGCCAAAATCTGCAAGAACCGTGACGGCGACGTAAATCTTTTGGCTAGCTTCCTGTTTATAGGCGAGTTTGGCGGTTATTATCAACTACCAAAAGCTGAAGATATGATGGGTAAGCCAGAAGAACTACGTAAAATCGATGATTATTATCGTTCCTTAAACTTTTAACTATGATAGTAGAAAAATATGAGTGGGTTAAGAAACAACTCACAGATTTCCCTGCGCTAAGAGATAGTAACGAGCGATTGTATTATCGATACTTACTAGCAATGGGTTATGATGTAGACACTAAAACTGCTAAGGAATTCTTAAAAGATATGGAAGCTAGAAGCATACCGTACTTAGATTCTGTAAGCAGAGCTAGTCGTAAGGTACAAGAAGAACATCCACACTTACGTGGAGAACTATACAACAAACGCAAAGTAAAACAAGAGCAAGTAAAAGAAGAAATTCAAAGTATGTAATATGCAACTAACTTTTAAAGACTGGGGTAAGCCCCATGGAATCGCAGGCAGCATTAAATCAAACGATCCTGAAAAATCAAAAGAAGAAGCAAAAAGAATTCTATTTTATCAAGAAGAACTAACTCCGCAAGGAGGAAGATTCGAGCTTTTTAGAGAACCACAGCACACAGATGAAGATGTCAATAGAGCCAAAAGTTGGCTAAGACATAACCTTGATGTAGTAAGCATTAAAGTGGTTAAAGCCCTTGTATAATCTAGATTTTTTGCGTATCTTTATTAAGTAATCTAATCAAAAATTTATTTATGGCACAACTAGTGTTCCTGGTAGGAAAATCAGGTATGGGAAAGTCGACTTCTCTAAGAAATCTTAATCCCGATGAGACTGTAATCATTAATACAGACCAAAAAGCCTTGCCGTTTAAGAACTTTTCTGCTAAGTATAGCGAGGAAAAAAGAAACTACCGCAAGACTTCAGACATCAACATTGTTATCAGCACTCTACAAAAGGTAAACACTCTACCTAATGTAAAGACTGTAGTAATTGACACATGGTCAAGAATTATGACTGATACGGTAATGTCACAAAGTTTCCGTGCAGAGAAAGGCTTCGACAAATGGTCGAAGATGGCTGCGGCTCAGTATGATCTAATCAACACTGTGAATGATGTGATGAGAGATGATATCATTGTGTATCTAATTGCTCACCCAGAAACTCACTATGATGATTCAGGATTCTCTTCTGAGCGTATTGGTGTACAAGGCAAAATGCTAGAGCGTTTTGTTCCTGAGTCGTTTAGTACTATTGTACTTTACTCAGAGATTGTTAAAACACCTGGACAACCAAATCGACACGTGTTCCGCACAGTGTCATCAGGTAATGATACCTGTAAAACTCCACTAGAAATGTTCGAAGAAGACCTTATCGACAATGATCTAGTAGATGTAAACAATAAAATTCGTGAATATTATTCAATTTAATCCTTAATCCTTAATCCTTAAAACCTTAAAAATGGAGAATTTAATTTGGGACGGCGTTCCCGCACAACGCACAAGAAAATCAGAGAAGTATGATTTCGCAGTAGTAACTATGTCAGCAATCGATAAGCCAGGTGCTGGTCGTAAGTTTACTTTTAACAAAGCAGCACAAAGTGTATTAGGAATCAACGGAGAAGACCGTGTTTCTTTTGGCTTTAGTACTGATCGTACAATTATTGCTGTTCGTAAAGCAGCAGGTGATGCAGGTTTGAAACTTACTAAAACTTGTACTCTTAGCGACAAGCGTACTTATGACTTCATCGCTAAAATCTTGGATCTTGACATTACTCAAGAAACTGATTTAGAGATTGTAGCAGCTAATGGTTTGCTTACTTTAAATCGCATTACAGCAACTGAAGCAGCTGCTCCTTACCAAGAAGAAGAGTATATCTCTGCTCCTGCAGTAGAACCAGTAGTAGAAGAAGCTGAAGAAAGCTTTGAGCTTGCAGGTGAAGTAGAAGAAGAAGAAGAGGTATTTGAAGTACCTGCTACTGAGTCTGAAGAATCAACTGAAGACGTTTGGTAATTCACAACTAACTAATTTTTAATTTTTTTACCCTTAATTTTTAACAACAATGATTAATTTAAATGACACGTCGTTTGACGCAAAAGAAGGTTCAGTAATTTTTAACAACGGTAACGCAGGTGTAGCAGAGAATGTTACTATGTCCGTAGTAAAACGTAAGCCAGAAGACAAAGAAAACTCTCCTGAGTATAAACTTGTGTTTACTGACGAAAACGGCGGTGCTTGTAATTCTTCTTTTTGGTATGTAGAGAAAGCAACTGCATATGCTAGTGTAGAAGATCAAATCAAGAAACAAGGTACTGTGTTGAAACACGTTATTCACTCTATCTACGGTGGTAACTATCAGCTTCCTTCTTTCAACTCTGCTAAAGAGATGTTAGATGGCTGTATGAAAATTATCCGTGATGGTCTTGCTAGCGCAGGTAAATTCCGTGTGTTTGCTAACTATGGTTCTACACAGTCTGTAAAGAATTATATCCAACCGCGTTCTTGGGTTCCATTTGTAGAGAACATGAGTGTTCCTGCAGCTGAGACTCGTTTGAAAGCTGGTAACATCGATGCAATGCAGCGTATTGAGCGTGACAGCGTAACTGTTAACTCTACACCGTCTGCGGATTCTATTATCGACAACGATAATTGGTAAAAATCCCTTAATTTTACAGAGCGGGCTCAACAACGGGCCCGCTCTTTTATTTATTATGGGCGAGATCAATCTAAATTCTATTGCATTTAACAATCTGATTACCAGGGAAGATTTGTTTAGTCTTGTACCACAAGAAAGTATCTACAGTTTCTATTTAAATGAAGATATTAGCTCTTTAGGAGTGTATCATAGTCCTCTTCGTGAGGATAATATACCGTCTTTTGCACTGTATTTTCATAAAATTAATAGAGATATCTTAATGTTTAAAGATTTTGCTACTAATGACACAGGTGATGTGGTTGTATTAGTAATGAAAATGTTTGGCTTAGGATATAAAGATGCTATTCACAAGATAGCATTTGATATGAAGCTTAGTACTTTTAATGTAGATTCGACAAAGCAAGTATTCTCAGGCATTACTAGATTAGTAGAAAAAACAAGAGTAGACTTAGGGATTAAAACTAGACCCTGGATGGTTAAAGATCGTGATTATTGGTCCCAATTTGGGATACATAAAGTTACTCTTGAGAAATTTAATGTGTTTCCTATTAGTCATATTTTCTACAACGACACTGCTGTAAAAGCAAGTGATTTAGCATATGCTTATGTAGAGACTAAAGATGGCAGAACAAGTTATAAAATTTATCAGCCTTTAGAAACTAAGATTAAGAAATGGATTAACAATGCTGACTACAGCGTTCATCAAGGTTACACACAACTTGCTAAACATGGCGAGTTACTTGTTATTACTAAATCTCTTAAAGATGTAATGAGTATTCACGATTGTATAGGTGTATCTGCGATAGGTCTACAATCTGAATCTGTTACAATGAAAGACTCGGTGATGGACGAGTATAAATCTAGGTTTGAAAAAGTAGTATGTATTTTTGATAATGATGCTGCAGGTGTAAAACTTTCAGAAAGTTTTACTGAAAAGTATCATATACCGCACTATTTTATGCCAAAGATTAACGGCGTCAAAGATTTTAGTGATCTAGTAAAAGCCAAAGGAAAGGATTTCGCAATAGAATATTTCAACAACTTAAAAATTTAGCTATGACTAAAGCAGAATCGCTTAGTAAAGTTAGTAAAGAATTGATGTTGAAGGAGCCGTTTTACGGCTTTTTCCTTTTAATGCTAAACAAAGTATGGGACTCTAAACGTGTACCAACTGCATGTGTAAGCAAAAACAACATCAATTACCAACTTACTATTAATCCTGAGTTTTGGGAAAGTCTTGTAGACAAACACCAAATGGGATTACTTAAACACGAGCTCTTGCATATTGCATTTAACCATCTTACTAGTACGTTCCCGTTTAGTGATAAGAAGCTGGCTAATATTGCATTTGACTTAGAGATTAATCAATTTATTGACCCAACATGGTTACCTGAAGGAGGCTTAACACTAGATACTTATCCAGAGTTAAACTTAGAAGCTAAACAGGGTAGTAGATATTATTATTCTAAGTTGCTTGCAGCAAAGCAAGAGAAAGATAAGAATGGCACATCAGGTTGTCCTAATTTTGACAAACATTGTGATCAAATGGATCAAGGAGAAGATCCTGCAAACCATAATACTTGGGAAGAATTTGAGGATTTACCAGAAGCAGAAAGAAAGCTTATTGAAAAGCAAGTACAACGTATACTCGGCGAAGTAAAAGAGCAAACAGAAAAGCGCCAAGGAAATGTTCCTGGTGAGATGG